GACGGCCGTCCTGGCGTGCGCGACGATCCGGTCGTGCTCGGCCTGCCGCTCATACTTTTTTTTCCCCGCCGTCGCCGACGACCACCTCCCCGTTCTCGTCCTTCAGGGGCGGGCCCGTGCGCACCTCCTGCGCGGCCTCCTCCAGCAGCCGGTAGTCGGCCTGGAGCAGGTCGTCGAGCCAGTCGGTGGTGTAGGCGATCTCCTTGCCGCCGGTCTCGATCCGCTCGACGAGCAAGGGGAAGACGGCTTCGTACTGCATCTCGATGTTGACCGCCGGCAGTTCCTTCTCGTACTCCCCCGAGTCCAGGTTCTGCTTCCAGACGACGCCCTTGTTGAGCGCGGCGAACAGCTCCCGGTGCATCTTGTGGGTGAACTTCTCGCGGAGGTGGACCTTGGTGCCGTCGGAGAGGGTGAGGAGTTTCGACATGGGGCGGGTGGGGACAGGCCGGAGCGTACGGCGGCGGTCCCCGCGGTGCAACGCGGTGCCCTTGACGGGCGGCTCAATACGCCGCGACGCGAGTGTTCGTCAGCAAGGCCTCCGCCGTGAGTGCCCGCGTGGTGTCGTACTCGGCGGTGAAGTTGAGCGTCTGCTTCACCAGCCCGCCGTTCTCGCTCGTGCGGCTGAACTCGCGGAAGCCGACCGAGGGCAGGTCCAACTGGAGCGTCGGGAAGGATCCGGCACCGATGCCGGTGGTGTTGGCGATCGTCAGGCGCAGGGCCTGCTTCGTGCTGTTGATGACGAAGTCGCGCTGCGTGGTGGCGTTGTAGAGGAGCGTGATCTGGCCCGTGATCTCGCCGAAGTCCTGGTTGTGGAAGGACGCCGGGTCGGTGCTGCCGAAGGCCGTGAAGTCGACGAGGTTCTTGGAGAAGTTCAGGGAGAGCCGCTCGATGGCGACCGCGCTGGCCGCGTCGAGACCGGTGAAGGCGCTGGCCAGCTTGGCCGTGGCGTCCTTGGCCAGGAACGGGTACTGCGTGGTGAACGTCGGGGTCTGGGCGGACGTGCTCGCCAGCTTCTTGCCCATGAAGTTGGCCGTGAACTTGGCGAAGTCGCCGACGACACACTCGAACTCCAGGGAGTCCAGGGCGCAGTATAGAGCGCGGTCGTCGCTGACCGGGTCGGAGCCGTAGAGCGTGTACGTGACCGGGGTGTTCGTGTTCAGGCGGCGGAAGACGTGGTGGCGGAGGGCCGACGGGGCCTCGATCGTGCCGCCGGTGGCCGTCGCTCCCGAGGTGCCGCCCGTCAGCGTCTGGCCGCCGGTGAAGGTGCCCGATGTCACCGAGAGGTAGAGGGCCTTGGACGAGCCGCCGCTGTCGAGGCGGCGCAGGACGCCTACGGCCAACGAGGTGGATTCGGTGACCGTCTCGCCCTCGACGAAGGTGCCCGTGATCGCGCCGGGGATCGGGAACTTGATCGTCGGGTACTCCAGGCCGAGCAGGGCCAGGAGGATGTGGCCGAAGTACACGTCGCGGACGATGGCCGAGAACTGCACCTCGGTCGTGTTCTTGACCGTCTGCACCTCCTTCACGCGGTCGATGATGCCGTACGCGCCCTCGTCGAGGGCCGTCTCCGTCTTGGGCGTGAACGCCCCGGAGAGTTTGGGAATCCAGTCCGTGGCGGTGACACCCGTGCCAGACGTTCCCTCTTTGCCGAGGCCGATGGATTGCTTGCGACCGATGTGCTCGTTTGCGATGGCTCAGGGGGGAAAGGGAGGGGCAGGAAATGTCAGTTGCCGCGCAGGGCCGCGATCTTTTTCTGCAGATCGGCCTCGTCCTCGGCCATCACAACGTGATCGACGCCGTCGATGATGACGAGGTGACGGGTCAGCGGCTTCTCCGCCACCTGCTCGAGTGCCGCCTCGGCGGGCTTGTCGGTCGGCTTGTCGGTGGGACGGGGCATGAGTGGTGAGGTGAACGCGGACAGTGTAGCACGAGCGGCGGCGGTTCAGAAGGCGTGCAGCGTCTTGGCCTGCCAGACGATCGTGATGACCGCGACCGGCCCCATCGGCCAGTCTTCAGGCCGAACGTTTCCGACGTCGGCGACCGAGTGATCGACGCTGTCCGCCCATTCCGTATCGAGCTTGTTCAGGACTGCGTCGATGGCATCTTGGAACAAAGCCTCTGCCGTCTCCTTGGCCATGTCCTTGATCGCATAGGGCATGACGACATCGACGCCGAACCGCCAGGTGCGGTAGTTGGTCGCGGTGTCGATGAACTCGTTGCCTCCGAGGCCGATCAGGTAGTGCCGGCAGGCCGGGAAGTGGTTGAACTCGGTCGTGCGGGCAGCGGTCACCTCCTTGAGTTGGGTGACCGCGCTCAGGTTGGCGTCGAGGGATGACCGGATGCTGCTGAGGCTATCGTTGGACACGGGTGGCTTTGAGGAAGGGGCTCTCGAATTGCTCCTGGAAGATCTTCTCGATGCGCTTCAACGTCCCCGACTCCAGGGCGTAGTCGAAGAAGGGACGCGCGGGGTTGCCGGGGTGCTTCTTGATGTACCGCCACCCCACACCGGGGATGAACACCGAACTGTTGATGTCGTGCGGGGGTGAGCCGTCGTGGACGGCCTTGGAGTAGTTCGTCTTCGCCCGCACCCGCGCGCCCTGGTTATCCACCGTCTCCACCTGGATCCGCTGGGCCATCGACCCCGTGTCCACGGGCAAACCCTTCGCGGCCCACCCGTCCCTCTTGGCCGACACGGGCGGCAGCTTCTTGGTGTCGTCCCGCCACGCCTGCGCGGACAGCTCCAGGGCGCGTCGGACGGAGCGGTCGAACTCCTCGGGGGCGAGGGCCTTCTCGATCGCGTCCAGGCCGGTGATCGAGACGGTGACGCTCATCGCTCGGTGGAGACGGTCGCCCGCTTGTGGCGGAGCCGGCCGAAGGGGGCGGAAAAGACATGTTTCACGAAGAAGATCCGGGAGGCGATCACCACCTTGTCGTTGACCCGGATATCGACCGTGTCCCCGACGTACAGCTCGTGCGGGTCCTGGTACTGCCCGCCTTCCAGCGTGTGGGCGTAGCGATCCAGCGGGAGCAGCGCCCCCTGCGTCGTGGTGTTCGCGGTCGCGGGGTACTCCGTCGTCCCCGTGGCCGGGAGGTGGTAGATCGAGACGGCGTAGGTGGCGTCGGGCGGGAACATCAGAGGACGGGACGGGAGTAGCGGGCGAGGATGTCTTCCCGGTAGGGGTCGCGCATCGTCTCGCTGAACGTGCGGCTCCAAGTTCCGATCTTCTCGCTCGTGACGGTGCGGTCGTTGCGAAAGACCGCCTCGCACAGCTCCAGGCACAGCCCTTCCAGGTCCGGCGGGACGTACGGTTGGGCGTCGCCGTACTGGAACCCGGCGGCGCACGTGATGCGGTAGTTGCGGCTCCCGGGGGAGAACCCGCCGTAGAGCAGCCGCAGGACCCCGTTCTCGCGGTCCACGACGTACTGGTCGTTCTCGAGCAGTGCAGTCGTGTCCCACGTCTCGCCGCCGGCGTTGCTGCGGGCGGAAAGGACGGCGAGGGTGAAGGCGACCCCGCCGGCCGCGTTCGTCTGGACCGGGTAGGCCGGCAGGTGGAACTCGCCGAGCCCGGTGTCCGGGTTGCGGATCGTGTGGCCGCCGCGGTCTTTCGTGGTCCCGTCGAAGAAGATGAAGTTCTCGTCACGGACGGTCGTCGTCGGGTGGACGTTACTTGGGGCCGCGCCGGTGTCGCCGTTGTACCGCCGGGCTTTGAGCCCGCCCTGCGTTGCGTTGTTGAACTTGCGGTGTGTCTGCCCCTCCAGCCACCAGCTCGCTCGCGCGATCACCTTCTCCAGCTTCCCGTCCGTGTCCGTCCCCGAGATGTTCAGGTGATCCTTCAGGTTCTCCAGGCTGGTGAGGGCGTCGGCGGGGAGCATCGCGGACAGCGTACCAACGAAAAGGCCCCCGCGCGAGCGGGGGCCTCGAAGGTCATGTCAGTCGGCTCACAGACACTCGTTGCCAGTGGCCACCTTGCACGTCTGCGTGCCGTTGTTGCCCGTGCACATCGTGTAGCCCGTGCCGTCCGTGTCCGCGTAGCAGAACTGGCCGCCCTTCGATCCGTTCACGATGACCGTGCCCGAGCCGTTCGTGGACTTCGGCCCGCCGCGGACCTTCTGAACCACCGAGCCGAGCGTCTGCGCCGGTCGCTCCGTGATCGCACCTACGACGTTGGTGCCGGAGCCGTTGAGGTAGCTGCCCGATGCGTTGATAACGGCGTTCACCTGCGCCCCGGATTTGGTGCGGATCTCGATTGCCTGGGTCAGGCCGCCAGCCCCCTCGTTGTTGCCGCCGCTGAACACGTACCTCATGCCGGATCCTGTGCCGACCAGGGCGAGCGTGGCCAGGGCGACGGCGGTGATCCGCGACGGGAACTTGCTCGGGGCACCGCCCTTGTCCGTCCAGGTCGATCCCTGCCTGATGAGCGTGATGGTGTCGAGCCCGCCGACCGCGCTGTTGAGGTTCGGCTTGTTCCCGGCCTGCCACGTCACGTTCGCCCACGTCGGGCTGTAGCCGCCGCTGCCGCCCTGCGTGATGGCGACGGTGATCTCGTCCCCGTCCCGGCCGCCCGCGAGGGTGATCGTGGGGCTACCCGTGAGGGTCACCTGGAAGCTCTTGGACTGGTCCGCGTCGAGCGTAAAGGCCGAGGCGTAGGGGACCGTGAGGAAGTTCCGTGCGGGCATGGAAGGGGGAGGAGGAAGTCAGCTAAAGAATAGCGCAGATCACTTCTTCGCGCGAGCCTTGCCCTTCGGCTTCGACTCGGCCTTTTCGTCGTCCGGCGTGACATCGGCGGCTGCAGGAGCTCCGACGACCGCCGGAGCTACCGTCTCAGGCTCGGCAGCGGGTGCGGGCGGAACGACGACGTCCGCGACAGGCTCCGGAGCCACCTCCGCCGGGACGGCGGGGGCTTCCAGTTCTGCTTCCTGCTCCGTGACGACAGGGGGTGTGACCTCGGCGGGGGCGGCGGACCTTACCGCCTGCGGACGGCCCTGCGTCGTCATCGGCAGCGGCTTGAGCAGCCCCGGATGGCTGCCCATGTACCGCTCGGCGTCGCCCTGGCGGAGTTCGATGACCGAGCCGGCGGGGAGCTTCTGCCCGATCTCGCGGAAGTAGTATTCGAGGCCGGTTTGATAGGAACGCATGGGAGGGAGAGGAGGAGGTACGGGAGGACGTTACCACATCGAGACGATATTGCTCGCCACCGTGCCCGTGCTGAAGACCTGCTTGACGCGGATGCGCAACTCGCCGACGGCGACGTTACCGAAGGTCACCGTATCGCCGTCGGCGGTGACGACCTTCAACGCCCCGGCCGTGCCGACGTAGAGGGCGCGGGTGATGTACGCGAGCTCGTTGGTGTCGTGCGGGGTGACTGCGGCCGCGTGCGTGTAGGGCGAGGCGAGGCCGGGGCGGTTGTACTGGAACAGGTCGGCGGCGGGCATTCAGGCGGGGGGATGAAAGCGCTCATCCTTCCGGGCGGACACCCGGAAGGTCAACGCTCTCAGGCGAGGTTGTGGTTCTTCACGATCGCGATGTCCACAAAATAGGAGCCCGTGTACATGAAGTAGACAACGTCCGTCCTCGATGCTGTGCTCGTTAACGTAGGCGCGGTGCCGCCGGCCCACTTGACCGTGGATGGCCAAGTGATGGTGCGCGAACCGACCGCGTCTTGCTTAATCATAATTCCGTAGGTGGCCCCCTCGACGGGGTTCGAGAACGTGAGCGTACGGTTGCCCGCGACGGTCACCTTCTGGTTGACGCCGTTGTTGAAGTCCATCGCCACGATCGCGGCGTCCGTGTTGGAGTTGAAGGTTGTATTGGACTGCATGGGTGCGATTGGGTGAGAAGTGGAGTCCCCCGCCCCCTCGGGTGAGGATGGCGGGGGAAGAAGGAGCAAAACCGCTCAGGCGGCCGTCTTCAGGTACGAAAGACTTTCGTCATCGACGAGGGCGAAGTCCACGAACTCGATCCAGCGGAGCGCGTACTGGCCCGTCGTGGCCAGGTTCACGCCGCCGACGTTGCCCTCCTGGAGCATCGTGGTGCGAATTCCGGGGCGGTGGCCCATCCACACGTAGGACAGGTTGCCGAAGATGCCGAACCGGGTCGCCGCGGCCGGGGCCGACGGCAGGTTGGGCACCCGCTTGAAGCCGTACCCCTGGATCTTGCGGTCGCGGATCATCGTCTGGATGTCCATGTGGTACTGGTCGTCGCCCTTGAGCTTGCGCAGCGCGTTGTAGGCGTTGCGGTGGAACCAGTAGAACGCCTGGCCGCCGATCCCGCCGGAGTTCTCCGTGTCCTCGTCCGGGGTGTAGTGCTCCTCGAGCTCGTTCTCCAGGTCGAACAGGTGGTCGAAGTTGATGTTCGTGATCGCCGTCTTGCCGGCGTCCATGGAGACGTTGTTCGTGCTGTTCTCCATGAGGCCGGTGAACTGGCTGTCCGCGCCGATGAAGAGCGCCTCGTCCTCCTTGATGCCGAACGCGATCACCGCCTGCTTCGTGAGCAGTTCGATGACGTTCGGGTCAGCCGCCTCGAGGAGTTCGAGCGAGAACGGGGCCGAGAGTACCGTGAGGGACTTCGGCGCGAGCGAGAACTGGCTGGTGACGACCTGGCTCGGAGTGCCGGCCGCGCCCTCGGTGCGAGTGTAGGCGGACAGGCCCGTCGTCAGCTTCGGGAACTTCTTCACCTCGGTGCCGGTCATCTCGACCAGCGTGCAGTACTTGCGGGCGAGGTTGTGCTTCTTGATCGACTCGTACACGCGGGTCTCCCACACCTCCGGGGCGAGGTAGCCGCCGGCCGTGTCGTCGGCCAGGGACATGGCGCGGGTCTCCACGCCGTAGTGCCGCTGCATGTGCTTGCCCTCCTCCTCGACCGCACGCTTGTACTGGTCGTGGGCGCCGGGCATGTTCGCCATGGCCTTCACCATCGAGGCGAACCGCTTGCCGATGATCTTGTCCTCGTCGCGCTTCAGTGCATGCCGGCGGAGCGCCGTGGCGACGACGCCCTCGGCGGCGTAACCGGCGTCGGACGGGTTCAGGTTGTACTTCCGCTCGGCCTCGCCGGCGGCCTCCTTGACGACCTTGGCGGCCTCCTCCTTCATGCCGGAGAAGAGGCGGGTGAACTGGTCGTCGGAGAGCTCGATGTGCGGCTCGCCGGCGGCGGTCTCGGGCTTGAGCCCCATTTCCTTGGCGACCTTCACGAGTTCGGCGGCCCGCTGCTCGGGCGGCAGTTCCGTGAGGCGCTTGGCGATGTCCTCGGGGGACACCTCCTGCTTGATTGCTGTTTCCATGGTGGGTGAATCAGGAATGGATGACGGACGCGAGGAGCTTGCGGCTCTCGGCGTCCAGGAATCCATCGAGGTCCTTGGGCGGCATCCCGCTCCGCAGGGCTTCTGCGGCGCGATCGGCGAGGGCCTGGCCGATCACTGCGGGCAGTGCGCGGAGGGTCGCCGGGGAGATGTGAATGACGCGCTTCGCCGGGGCTGCCGGGGTGAGCGTGCGTTCGGGCTGCGGGGCTGCCGCGGCCGGTGCTTCGGGATTTGATGGCGGGGGTGTGGGCTCCTCCTGCTTCTTCTCGACGACCGGCTCGGCCGGTGCCATCGGCTCTTCGGGCTTCGGTTCCTCGGCCGGCTGCGGGTCTTCCTTCGTCTCACTTTCTGCAGGCGTCTCGGGGAGAACGGCCTTCTCGGGCTCGGGTGTGGCGGGAACGTCCGTCGCGGACGTCTCGGTGGCAGGAGTGGTGGCGGGCTGAGTGACAACAGTTGTGTCCCCCGCGAGAATCTCCGCCATCCGCTCCCAGGCCTCTGCCTCGTCGGACGGCTGCTCCTCACCGCGGTCCTTGAAGAACCGCTTGAGCACCTTCGTGGACTCGCGGTTGGCCGGCTGCTTGCGCTCGAAGTACGTCTTCCATTTCTCGACGTCGGCCGGGGCGTGGGTCAGGGCGTCCATCTCGGACGAGATGATACCGGACTTCTCGCCCGCGCGCACGCCCCGCATCCGCCGCGGGCGGTAGTTGCTGCCCTGAAGCTGCACCTTCGTGATCAGATCCTTCTGCTCCTCGACCTTCTTGAGGGCCTCCCTGAGTGCGTCCGAGACCGAGAGGTCGTCGGCCTCCATCAGGTTGCAGGCGAAGCTGGCCAGCTCGTACATGTGCGCCCCGGAGTACCCCTTCGTCTTCGCGACCGCGTCCTCGACGTCGGCGGCGGACAGGCCGGACACCCACTTGCGGAGCATCGCGGCCCGCTTGTCGTCGGTGGGCAGGTTGAAGTTGAGCACGTCGTGGAACCGGCCGGGACGGTCGATGAGTGCCTCGGGTAGATTCTCGGGGAAGTTCGTCGTCATGATCGTGACCACCCCGCTGGACCGGGCGATGCCGTCCATCTCCGTCTTGAGCAGGTCGATGTTCCCGCCGACCCAGTTGTCGATGTCCTCGAAGAACAGGACCGACGGGGCGATCTCCCGGGCGAGCTCGAACGCCTGGGTGAACCCGCCGCCGTAGTGGAAGTCGCGGGTGGACACCCAGATGAAGCTGCAATCCTTGAGGGTGTTGCGGATGATGCGGCCCGAGAGCGTCTTGCCCGTGCCCGGGGGACCGAGCATCAGGACACCGCGGTTCGGCGTCTCCTTCCCCTTTTCGTTCAGCCGGTCCACGACGCGGGTCAGAGCCTTGGCGTTCTTCTCCTCCAGGAAGCAGTCGTCCCACGTCTCGTCCGTCTTGCGGATGAACTCGCCGGAGAGCGCGAACGCCTCCCCCTTGAGCGGGTTGTTCTCGCGGGCGTGCCGCCATGCCTCGTCCACCATCCGGCGGTTGAAGTCCTTGGCGTCCCGGTGCGTGAACACGTCGACGTGCAGGCCGCCCCACACGGGGTAGACGCGGTACGCGAAGTTCCCCTCGACGCTCCGGAAGAAGGCGATGCCGTCGATCAGGAAGTCGTCGCTCTGCCTGGAATTCAGCTGAATGACGTTGTAGACCGGCGGCTCCTCCGCCCCGCCCCAGGTCAGGTTGCGGACGTCGACCGGCTCGTTCCCGCTCCGCGCCTGCTTCAGGCCCGAGAGGACGCCGCCGATGCGGAAGGACGGGACGAAGAAGCTGTTCTGGAAGACGTGCTTCACCTCGCACCCGACGTGCTTCGCGACCCAGTCGTACACGAGGGCCGACGGCTGGATCTTCTCCTCGGCCACGTCGAAGCGGCTGCTCAGCGACCGGTTCCAGCGGACCGGCTCGTCATCCTGTGCCTCGTCCGCAGCGTGCCGATCGTTCCCGACACGGATCGCGAGTTCCTCGACCCGTCCGGCCATCTCAACAAACTTCTCCCGTTCCCCCTCCCGGTTGAGCTTCTTGAGCTGCCGCTGGACCATGCCGTTGTCGTTGCTCGGGATCGTGACGAAGGATACCTCCATCAGCCGCTGTTTGCGGAAGACGTGGACCACCTGGGAGCGGCCCTCCGCGTCATCCTCGGTCACCTGCTCGACCGCCTCCATGTCCGGGTCGAAGCCGACCGAGATGCCGTGCATGAAGCCTTCGCAGACCAGGTTGAAAACCGTGTCCGCGAGCGGGAACGTTCCCTCCTTCGGGAACCGGACCCGCATGACGAGCTTGCCGTTCTCCACCCGGATCGTCTCCGGGACCGCGTTGGCGATCGGGAGGCCGTGGCTGCTGCTGCCCTCCCGGCCGTACGAGTCGTGCTGCAGGCAGATGACGGGATTCTTCTTGAATTGCTCGAAGTCCCAGCCCTTCGGATCGATGCGGGTACCGTGGCTGTCGAGGTCGAATGTGCTGGCGACGATGTCGACGGTGCGCTGATCGCGATTGACGCCGCGCAGCTGGGTGGCCGTCAGCTGGCGGGATTCCTGGGCGGGGGTCATCAGGCGGAGGGGAAGTGCGACAGGATCCGGCGGCGCTGCCGCTCGAATTCGTGCCGCAAGCCTACCACGAACGTCCGCTCCAGTGAACCGTGGGCGCGGAGGAACATCTTCCCGGCGGCCCGCTTCCGATCGTCGGGGAGCCCGGCGGCGACGATGCGGCACCGGCAGTTGCACCGGTTGCCCGCCGACAGGCTGTCGGCCCCCGGGTGCGTGGCCAGCTCGCCGCTGACGCTGAACGGCTCGTTGATGCCGACGACCTGGCCGTTGGCCGAGCGGTGGTCGAAGTCACCGTTTTTCTGTGGCCGCTCCCGCCCGTCGATGTTGGTGACCCACTCCTTCCGGTCGTATCCTTCCCGCTTGATCGCGTGCAGCGTCCCGTCGTTGATCACGTCGGTCAGTTCGGTGCGGGCGATCACCCGGGCCCGCGCGGGGCTGCGGAGCTTGAAGTAGTTGTCGATGTTCCGGGCGAGTTGCTGTACGGACAGTTCCTTCTCGATCGCCTCTCGCAGGAGACCCTCCAGCGCCTCCTTCGTCGTCCCGAGAGCGAGGGCCGCGTGCTGGAAGGACTTCTCTCGCAGCCGGCGGGAGACCTGGTAGTCGAACTCGTCCTCCAGAGCCCGAGTGCCGGTCTGCTCCTTGCCCTGGCGGACCCCCTCCTTGAAGCCGTGGAGGGCGTAGGGGTGGATGACGCGGAACAGGGACTCATGCTCGCGGGACTCGTCGAAGAACGCGCCGATGTCCCCCGGCAGCGAGTCGAGCTTTTCCTGTTGTCGCGCGTGGTGTTTGTGTTGGACTACCCTTTTGGGGGGTCCTTGTTCTGCTCCTCGTCCTTCTCGACTTCGTCGGCCGCCCCGTCCCCGACGTCCTCCGGCTCTTCCTCGCCCGGCAGCGGGCCGTCCTCCGGCGGTAGCACGTCCTCTCGGCCCACTTGCA